GGCCCTGCATGGACATACGAAACGGAAATTCCTCATGCGACATTTGATGTGATGGAGGCTGGAGAAGTTTGGTGCAGGGGTATCGTGTTCGATATTAAGAGATTGGGGGAATAGGGTTGTAATTATCATGGTATCGGTGGCGTTGGTAATACTTCTTGGCCTGATTGCCGGGGGTTGGTATCTGAAACTGAAGTTTATTAAATGGGGATTAGATATAGGAGGGTTAAACCTTGCAACAAACAGAAAAAAAGCTCAGACATCCCCCGTGGCATTACATCACCATAGCTCGCCTAACGCGCTACAAGCCCAATCAGGACAGGATAGCGTACTTGCTTAGGGAACTATCCATGATGGGAGTTAAGACAACGCAGGTGTGCACTGATATGCCTCATGGGAGTGGTGTGAGTGATTCGACAGGTGATCTGGCATCTAAGATTTCTGACAAAAAGAAGCTGCTCGTAGAGTTACAAAATGAAAATGAGTTGATTGATTTAGCGGTGGGGATGCTGTCAGAGGCTAAGAAGCTCATAATAGATGTAAAGTATTTACAGGAAAATAAGGATGATTATGCCCAAAGGGTGTTGCAGAAGAACCACGGCCTTAGGAGTAGGGACAGCTATTATCGGCTAAAGGATGAGGCTGTTGAGGAATTGGCTAAGATGATGGGGGAGAAGTGTTAAAATGGATAGCGGATGGATTATAAATTTTAAAAATGGGACAAGGATTATCCTTACCGAAAATAGTTACAAGAGATACGAAAATGAAACACCTAAAGAAGATGTAGCGAGTGAGGAACACTGGTTTAGTTTAGACGGGGCAATAAGTAAAAATCCAGAACTAGACCTTATCGAATAACTAATAGTACAAACATCAAACAATATTCATAACTAAAACCATTGGAATAGTAAGAATTCCTATGTTACACTCTAAGGGACAGAATAACTACAATCATAAATAAAGACGCGCATGGCTTAATTATAGCCTTGACGCGTCTTTTCTAATTTTCAGGGGGTGTGGTATGGATTGTAAATATTGCACTCGCCAAAAGACATGTTGGCAGAGGGATAAGCCGCCGAAGGATTGCAGTAGGTTTTTGAGGTTTGAGGATTCGAGGAAGTTTGATGTGCTTGATAAGGCGATGAGGCATAATAGGGGTGTTTGGATTGCTCTGGGATAGAGAAGAAGCCCTACTTCTAGGACTCCTCGATATTAAATAGATAGCCTGATAAAACTTCCTTTATTTCTTGCAGCTTGGATAATACCTTATCCCCATCCATCCAAGAATCGTCACTGTAGTAGGAATTGGCAGAGTAAATCTTGTGTACGTTTTGGGTATGCTCCTCTGATTTCGAAGGGAATACTCTGACATCTATCGACTTGACGTGGCCGGAGAAGTCAACGAATGTGCATAGCTCGGTGTTCTCGTTGACCAGGATAGCGAGAGACATGATTTCCATTACGAGTTTGTAGTTTTTCATAAGCTTCCTCATTCCTGTATAATTATTCAATAATGCATATACCATCAAAATAATGATTACATGATTCAGATTTATACCGTAATGGACATTTATCGACTACGCACAAACGACCAAATAATTTCTCACAATCATCGCAATAAAACAAATAATCTTCATCATCAGCATTACAAATTGATAAACTACTACAAAACGGACATTCGATCATGCGTTATCCTCCTTACGCCGATTTAGCCCGGCTTGGCTTTGGTTAATTACGATCTATCCGCGAATCCTCCAATTGGCAACCCTCCGTCTCCATCCCCCTTTACGAGTCTGATTGACATAATTCGTTTGGCGTGGATAAGTTCGTTTATTTCTAGGTACTCATTAGCAACCATAAAATGTACATCGGCAAAGACGCTGCCGAATCGACTGGACAAGTTCACGCCGGTTACTGTGGAGTCTTGGGGTAAATAAAATTTTATAAGCTCTTCGAGATTCGCATTGGACTGCTGGAAGTTCATCTCAATTCCTCTTTCATCTTCTTCGTTCGCTATTGGAGAGCCTTGAAGTATGCTTCTAGTGCTTCTGCTACCACTTTGGCAATGGCCTTGCCTGAATCCTTGGTATGCTGGTCTAGTTGTTGTCTTAGTTCTAGGGAGATTTTAGTGTTTAGGACTACTTGCATTGGGGTTCCTCCTTAGTCTTCGTGCATTTTCTTTTTGACTCATTATCAGATATATCATTAAGAGCCTTAGAGCCAATTTCCTCAAAGTGGCTTTTGGATATTCTCTTCTTAACCAGTGAACCATCTTCGGAGCTTAATGCTCCATCAATTAGGATGTAATACCTATTTGTTGTGGAATCGTATTCGTAGTAATTCAACTTGTATTCGATGCTGATATCGCCGAAACGACTGACGTGATAATCGACATCGTGCATACTTCTGCTTCTCATTGTGTGTTTCCTCCTCTTAGCTTAAACCTTCCGCATCGTGCCAACTCCTGCTTCGCTAGGCTGTCTCAGACTGCTTTGAGCTGAGGGACGCTTTTGTTTGGCTGAGTTAGTAGAGGATGCTTTCAGTTCGCTGTTCTTGTCTATACTATATAGCTGGCTGGCTAGTATGTCAAGGGGGTAAAGTAGATTATTTTCAGGGATGATGGCTTTATAGAAGGAAGGTGTTTGAGCTGTTTGATTTGCGCTTTGGTGGGATTGGTGCAGAGTGTGGATTAAGGGGCTTAGGTGGAGTTGTGGGGGTTGTGAGGGGATAGGAAAGACCACCTTATTTGGTGGCCTTGGTTCGGATGTATTCTGATATGGTTTGCCCTGCTGCTGTGGCTAGTTGGCGTATGGTTTCCCATTCTGTATCAGTAAATTTAATGGACCTGTTTTGCGATACCTCGTCTGACCTTAGCTTAGCTCCTGCGCCTGGGCGCTTACCACCTTTAGTCATTTACTCCACCCTCAATCAGGATTGCTTCAAGATCAGATCCATCCGGTAGGTTAAGCTGATTAAAGACTAAGTCCTCCGCATCTTGTTCGCTTCCTGCTTCTACCCAAACATATCCTGAGAATTTGACTTTAAATCTTTTCATTTTACGTTCCTCCTTCTTAGTTAAGGGAAAGAGAAGACTTTTACATCTTCCCTAGCTGCTGTGTGAGCACTTTACCAAGGTATGATAATTGTTCAGTTATCTCCTGTATCTTGATTGTTAGTTCTGATTTCGTGATTCTATTTAATCTCCATTTATCTGATCCAAGTGCGTAGAGTCCAGGACGGTTAATTAGTTCAGGGAACTCCTTCCTGTCTTCAAAGAATCTGTAATACAGGCGATCTCCGGTGTATGAATCTGTGTCCCTAATGTATTCAATTTCCTTATTGGTTAGGTGCCAAAGTTGCTTGTACTCAGTGACTAACTCTTGCTTTGTCATGCGTGTTTGCCTCCTTCGTTTTGGTGTTGACGTAATCATAACATAGGGTTGATTGATGTGTCAACACGCAATCAATAGAAAGTTTCAGATTGATTCGGCATCTATAGAGGGAAAGTGTTCTGAGGGCAGTAATTAGGCAATTGGTGGGAATGTATCAGTTGGTTGATTAGTTGGCTTAGGATTGATGTGGTGGGTTGTGGTGAGATGACTAGAAGGAAAGGTGGTTGGTGGTCTATGGCTGCTGCAGTAGGAAATAAATATGGTATTGGTAATTCTAATGCAGGAAAGCCAGCGAAATATACTCCTGAAGAATTCGCCGTTAATGTTAAGCATTATTTTGATACTATTACAATTGATGCACCAGCTTTTGATTATGTAGTCATTGGTAAAGATGATGAGGATAAGGATATACTTGATAAGGTTCCGAGGCTAAATAATGCCGGAGAGCAGGTGGTTAATAGGGAGTATTTGCAGAATCCAAGCATTTTGGGACTGTGTTTGCATATTGGAATTAGTAGAGAAACATTGTGTAGATATGAAGATAAAGAAGGATATCGTGACACCGTAAAAGAGGCCAAGCTCAAAGTAGAACAATACCTAGCTGATCAACTCAATAGGACAACTCAAGTTGCAGGAATTATCTTCAACCTAAAAAACAACTTTGGCTGGAAGGATGTCCAAACAGTCGAGAATACTGGCCCAAACGGCGGCCCTCTGCTCATCCAGGCTGTCTCTGCCTACTCAGATGAGGATCTTCGGCTTATGGCAGAGATTATGGAGAGAGCTGCAATACAGGGAGAGATAGTAGATATTGAGCCTAAGGATTAACATATTATCCCTGCTATTCTCAATTAGATTGACATTCTAAATGATAATGGGATCACCGATATTGAGTAAATCGCTGAAACCCTTGGGAGAGTAAGGTTGTAGGGGTTTGATGAATGTGACACTATCCTATTATGTAACATTCGGAATGGCTTGACTACTTTACGTAATGTTAGTTATCGGACTCAGTGCGTTATGCATTTGGTGTTATGGCTTGCCGGGTGTTAGCTGCTGCCTTGGCTGGATGGCATCGGCTGTGCTATGGCTTTGGCTTCTGCTCTTTCTGCTGTTGTCTGGCTCTGCTGTGACCGGGCTGCTGTGCTGATCCTGGTAGTGATGGGGTGATGCAGAATATTGAGATTTCGACCCTCCCCCTGGGCACGAACCGACAGCCGGGTAAAGGTTTTATCTGTGTATATATCTCTATAACTAACTAAACATGATTTTCATGCGATTTATCCCTATAATCTGTGATGCTCAGTATACCCCCACCCCCCTCGTCAGAGGTGGCACGAGATAGGGCTTGGTGGAAGTACCGGGGTATATACTACATACCCTCAATAGACTCATATCATTTCTACAAAAAAATAAAAAAATAACCCAAAGGATGTTGCTATATTTTTGACATGCGCTGAAAGGGTTTGATTCCTATTGGATGATGAGAGATTCAGGATAGTTCCTGTAGATGATAACACAAGGATAATAATGGAAGTTTCGACAGGCGAAGTCCTCTATACTCAATATAGGAATAAGGACATATGGAGTCAGAGAGATGAAAAAGTCCTAGTCCACAAGATAAAACCTTTTAAGCCACCCACCGAAAAGAAGAAAAAAGGTAATTCACCTACTAATCCTGATTTTATTTGCATCTTTAGGGACAATTGGAATGACTTGGTTAGGAAAAAGGAACTAACATTCGCTGAACGTGGAGTGTTGATGTCACTGATTGGCTTCACTAATTGGCGTTCCAATATTCTCGTACATCCCGATACACAACAAGTTCTGAATGAATCTACTCTATCTAAGTTACTTGATTGTAATAGGAGTCACCTATCAGAGCACCTAATGTCCTTAAATAAAAAGGGGTTAATTGCCATTATTAGAACGGGAGATGGGCGACCTAATAAATATATGGTGAATAGTAATCTATCTGTGTTTGGTAAGACGCTGAAGGATAATGCCGAACACGGTGTATTTAAGGATGTTAAATGGGAACCCGTAATACCGATAGTATTTAAAGACGAAAAAGAACATCCAAAGATTAAGAAGAGGCCTTAATTGGAACCCTTGGTACAGGCGGTTCTCAGAGTATGACCTGTAGCGAAAAGGCTACAAGACATGTAGCGAAAAGGCTACAGCTATTTAGGGTCTTTGAGGTAAATTTACCTCATTTTTAATGTGAGTAATCAAGGGAGATGCAAAACCAATGGATTCAAATACAAACAATCTTATCGAGCAGTTAAGCGAGAAAGTGCATGATGCATGGTGGAGAGAAAAGAAAAACCAAGGATTTCATTCTCCGAGTGAATGTGTCAGCGAGGAACATGTTGGATACTTACAATCGCATAGAGAAGCCAAGGATA